ATGGGAACTACGTTAGCAATTTTGGGTATTTTCGGTTTTTTTGCAGGTCTAGTTTTATTAGTAATCGGACTTATAAGAAAGAAGAAAATGAAAGGTGGTCTTGTTCTTGGCATTTCAATTGTTGTTTTTATAATTGGATTTATAATGGTACCTACAAACGGAACTGAATCATCTAAGGACTCTAAGGACAAAGAAAAGGTAGAAACTGCAGCAAACCCTAAGGAAGAAACACCTGAAGAAAAAGCTGCGCGTGAGAAAAAAGAGGCTGAGGAAAAGGCATTAGCTGAACAGAAAGCAAAAGAAGAGGCTGAAGCTAAAGCTAAGGCGGAAGAAGAAGCTCGTCTAAAAACAGAGCAAGAGGCTCCCGTCTCCTTAACTTGGCAAGATAAAGTGAAAGAAATCGCTACAATTGATGGAACTCCTACAGAGAAATATGATGCAGTTATGCTTTATGCAAAAGATTATCCTTCTACAGAAGCTGAAATCAAAGAATTTGAAAAATACATCATAACTGAATACAAAAGTAAAAACTATATAGCTGATATAAACAATGCAGAATATATGTTAAGCAATGTCTTTAGAGCAAATGTAATCAACAAATTCTACGGAGAAGTACGAACTCCTATTAACAATTTCGCATTTGATTTCTATCAAAACACTAAATATACTTATCGTGGTGTAGAAACTATAGACAGTTCTGCCGTGAGATCTAACGAACGTCAAATGGATAAAGCATTAAAACAAATGGCCAAATAAACAGTTAAGTCACTCATATGAGTGGCTTTTTTCATTGCATAAAAAATAGGCACTCTACTAATCAGTGCCTTTGTTTAAATGGCTTGAAAGTAGTTTCTCTACCTGCATTTTCAATGCCATATTAGCATAAGTAAACACTTGGTCCTCGCCGGCTGTGGTAATGGTCAAATCACTAAAGTTTTCATCGACCTTATCCCATCGCACTACTCTTATTTTATCTTTGGCCAACAGTCTTTTATAGTTGTAACATTCTTGTGAAATGCCATCTAAAAGCTTATCAAGTATTGGCAAATATACTTTGCTCAATTTAAGGTTTTCAATCACCTTGTAGTCGCGCTGTAGCGACTGAACAGCCATATCGTATACCACATATTTGTGCATCAGTCGCCTTTGTTCGAAACTTATCATCCTACTTCTCGCTCCTTGTGGAAGACTGGAACAACTGCTAATACCCTATCAATAATAAATGTGCGTTTGGCTTGCTTTGAAAAACAGTAAGCTTGAAATGAATCACCGACAATCTTTATGATTTTGATTCGTCTTTTTGAAACTTGACCGTCTTTAGCCATGTACATCATATTTAAAAATTGGTTACGCTGCATTGTTTTAATTAGTTGTTCCTTCATCCTCTACACCCCTTAAAATAAGAACACTTGTTTGTAATTATATTAGAACATACGTTTGTTTTTTGCAAGAAAAAGTTTAGAAATAAAAAAAGCCTAGGCTCAAAATTAATTGAATACCTAGGCTTTGCATTTATTTACGCTGTTCAATAATAAGTTTCAAACCTTCATAATCGCCATTTGTCATAGTTCCAGAATCGAATTTATCTAGCCATGACTTATCAATCAGCTTTTTGTCTACAGATTGTTTAATGTGATCACGTACTGCAGCTTTTGTTGTCGTGTTTGTGAATTGCATTGTATCATCATCCTTTTCATTTTGATTTGGCTTATTACCTTCCACAATTAATTGAACTTTTATTGCGCTACTAGTTGGAACGATTACTTGTCCTTCAAGTTTATAACCTTTAGGAATAGCCCAATTTGGTTTAACTTCAAAATGAGGTCGGTCAATGCTTCCTATCCAATCACCGCCCCATGTAATGCCTAACTTACGTGCAATAGCTCCAACTCTACTAAGTGTTGCTACATCATATAAAGATTGTGGAGGGCCAACAGCAATATCCCATGCTAGACGTGACTTATGATTGCTATTTAATGTCCAAGTAACAATTTGCCCCGGTTGATTACGTCCTTGTGAATATAGGTAATTTTGTCTTTCCTGTGAGCGATATGTTTCGGTGATGAAGATATTCTTAATACCTGCCTTGTAGCACTCTTGAAACAATAACTTACAAGCTAATTGTGAGGCTGGCAATAGTTCAGATATGTCTCTGCATGTAGTAGTTACGCTAGTCATTATTTATCACCCTTTTTATCATCGTTATCCATTTGCAATTGTGTAAAAGCATTTGCTAAAAACTTCGGAACACGAATACCAAGCTTTCCTAAGTTTTCAATCATACTTATACCTTCCATACCGATTAAGAAAAGGATCATTGCATTACGCATAAAATTCCCACTCGCTGTTGCTGAATCGAGTTGTACTGCTGCAATGACCATCAATATCATAGCCGTCTTTTTGATTAAGCCCTTAAACATCTTTTTACTTTCAGTTTTCTTGAAGACCAAACTAACCATAAATCCTAGTGTATAGTCGATAATCATAAATATAGCTAACGCTTTTATTAAGTGGTCAATACCTCCAATAAGGTATCCTATCCATGCCATTGCACCGCCAATAAATGATGTATATAATGTGTCTGTTTTCATCTGACACCTTCCTTTTCTGCATAATAAAAGCCCTCCACAGATGATTGTGGAAGGCATATATTTTTATAAAGTTTTGATTGCAACATACAATTGTAATAAAAATCCTATTGTAATTAATAGTAGTCCAGCAATTGAAAACCACTTAGTTTTGTGTTGACTAAATCCTATCTTTAAAAGATCATCATAAGAAGTTTCTTTATTTGCCTTACTAAATACTAATGTAGCTAGTGTTAAAAATGTTCCGATAAATGATAAGGTTATCCCAATGATGTTTAGCATATTAAATCTCCTTTCCTTTATCGGTATTCGACAAAATACACTAATTACCTTCATTTTGACATAAAAAATAACGCTAGCTTATGCTGCGTTTACTTGTTTACTGTTCATCTAAA